TAACCCTAGAACAGCGCCTTCTTTCGGCGCTAATTAAATATCCTCAAGAGTTTTTGGCCGTTCAGAGTTTATTTTCGGAGGATGACATTTACTCCGAAGAAAGCGTCCTCCATCGCACAATCTTCACGCTTATCAAGCAAGCGGTAGAAAAAGGAGAAGATGTTGACGGCCCAATTCTTGCTCAAAGAGCAGTCAAACTAGGAATCAATTTTGACGACGCCCTACCCAAGGATTTCACGATTGGCGATTACATTGTCAGTCTGTCTCAGAAAAATGTCGCCGAAAATTCAGTAGAAAAACTTGCGCGGGAACTTAAAAAACTAAGTATCCGCCGCTCTCTTGCTTCCACTGGAGACGACCTTAAAAAGGCGATGCTATCTTTGCCCGCTTCTGCTTCATACACTGAAATCATTGAAGCCGCCGACAAAGTTTATAACAAGCAAGTCAACCATTTTGAACTCAGTGGCGACGTTCCAGTAAACATTTACTCGGAAATGGAAGCCTTGATTGAAGAGCGCGGCAATAATCCAATTACAGATTTTGGAATGATGGGGCCGTTTCCTCTTGTTAATAAAATTTACGGCTCTCTTGTGCGCGAGGGAAACATCAGTGTGGTATGCGCCAGAGCGAAAGTGGGCAAAAGCCAGCTTGCCATGCGTTACACAACATTTATTGCCGACAAATACGATATTAATGTTCTCCACCTCGACAACGGAGAAATGAGCAAAGAAGAATTGATTTTTCGCCAAGCTGCCGCGCTTTCGGGCGTTCCTCTTCATCTTCTTGAAACAGGTAAATGGAGACAAGCTGGTGAAGAAATCGTGAACAAAGTTCGCTCTGTTTGGAAGCGTATCAAAAAGCTCAAATTCTACTACTACTGTGTGGGCGGGATGAGCGCGGATGAAATGATTGCCCTGTCAAAACGATTTTACTACAACACTGTTGGCAGAGGAAACAAAATGGTAATCTCTTTTGACTACCTAAAAACAACGGGCCAACTTGACGGCGCTCTTACCGAATGGCAGCTTGTTGGAGAAATCATTGATAAATTCAAGCGTTTCATTACTAAAGAACTCATTTTTGACGGCAAACCAGTAGCAAGCATGTTTACCAGCGTCCAAAGTAATCGCTCTGGTATTACTACTAACAAAAAGGCCGAACATATTGTTGACGACGAAAGCGTTGTGAGTTTGTCAGATCGTATTATTCAATATTGCTCTCACATGTTCCTTCTCCGAAAGAAAACAATGGATGAAAGATTGGAAGAAGGAGAAGAATTTGGAACTCACAAGTTCATTAATTTCGCTGCCCGACACTTAGGAGAAGACGTTTCTGGCCATCTTGAACCAGTAAAAATTCAAGATCAATTAAGAAACAACTTTATCAATCTGGAATTCAAAAACTTTAGCATTGAAGAACGGGGCGACCTCCGCGAAATTGCCCGAAAGAAAAACGCCGAAGCTCACCCAAAACACTCAAACTCAAAAGAAGACCTTGACTTTTAATGGTTCAAGTTTATCCTAATCCGTGGAAAAACAATTCAAATCCTACGAATCAGGCAAAGTTTTACAGGTTCTTCAATCTTTGGGGTATCCTATTAATCAGGATTGCGGGAATTATGTAAGAACCCGCGCTATTTATAGAGACGGAGATGCGGCGAATACCCTCCAAGTCTATAAAGACACTGGATACTGCATCGACTACGCCGCGAATGACAAATTCCCCCTATTTGAACTCGTCAAACGAACTCTCGGCACGGACAATACCCGCGAAGTCATGTCCTACATCGGCGGACAAAAAGTAATTTGCGCCGCCCCAAAACAAAAACTCAAAATGCAAAAAACTTACTCCCCGAAAGTATTAGAAAGGCTGTTTCCCAATTATAGCTTTTATAACAAGCGTGGAATTTCAGACGCTACCCAAAAAGTTTACAAATGCGGTTTAGCCTCCGAAGGAAAAATGTATCAACGAATGGTTTTCCCTATCTTCAATGATGAGGGAACGATTCACGGTTTTTCGGGCCGACACATTAATCATAAAGAAGATTCCGCCGCTCCAAAGTGGAAACATTTGGGCGAAAGAAATTCTTGGCTGTATCCTTATTGGACCGTAGAAGAATGCATAGACTCTGTAGCCATGTCTCCCGAAATAGTTCTTGTGGAAAGTATTGGAGACAGCATGGCTCTTTTCGAGAACAATATCAAAAACCACCTAGTAACTTTCGGCCTAGATAATTCGGCGGCAATTACTTCCTTGCTCATCAAACAGGATGAGAAAATGATTACCATTGCCACCAACGATGACTCACAAAAAATCGACCAACTCGGAAACCGAGGTTTAAACGCCGCGATTAAAATCATGATGAAACTTTCGGCCATTTTCCCGCTGGAAATTCTGCAAATTAAATTGCCGCTAGCCAACGATTTTGGCGACATGCATCAGCAAAAAATAAACTTTCATGACTGGCAAACCTCAAAACCTCTTGACAACGGCCAAATCAAAGATTATATTAAGGAAAACAAAGAAAAATTCAAGAATCCAGAAAAGTTTTTAGCAAAATTATGAATAGAGAAATCAAATTTCGCATCTGGTATTATGATCAGAAAAAATTCGACTACAATGTAGGTCTTGAAGATTTCAAGAAATATTCTTTTCCTCTTTATTGGTGCTGTGTCCAACAATATACTGGCTTACAAGATTCAACAGGAAAAGAAATTTACGAGGGGGACATTTTAGCTTATGAAGAAGGAAATTTCCTTAAAGGAGAAAACGGCTTGGATGATAGATTAGAAATCTTCTGGGATGCCGAAAATGCAAAATTTGGCATTAACTTCTATTCAAAATACGGGGGAGAAGGTTATACTGGAAAAGGAGAACATCTTTCTTCGTATTCTAAAAAGACTAAAATTATTGGAAACATTTTTGAAACCCCCGAATTACTACAATGAACAAAGAGTTTAGAGCATGGGATAAAGCGTCTCAAAAAATGTCATATCCATCCAACAGTAGTTGGATATATGAGCATGAAACGTCAGATGGATTTAGTCTAGCATTCCCTTTCGAAAACTCTGGCAGTTTTATACCACAGATCATAGATACTGTTGTCCAACAATGGACAAACGCCCTCGACAAAAACAACAACAAAATCTTCGAAGGAGACATAGTATTATTCGACAACCCAGACCCATACGACGGCGAAGATAAGTTAACTAAAATCGTCGGTTATAATTCCCGCGTTATGGGCTTTCGCCTATACAATTTCACTCACGAAATCAATAAGTACGGTGGCGAAGTATTTTTTCCCGAACAGGTTGAAGTGATTGGTAACATTTTTGAGGGCGCAATTAAAGATGGAATAAACTATGGAGAATATTTAAAGGAAAAATGAACAAAGAAACAAAAGCAATAATCATTAGCGCCACAGTATTGTTAATTGGCGCAATATTTGTGCAATTTGGATTTATTCCAATTGGCGCGACGTTAGTTTGTATTTAAAAAATGAAAAACCTAACCTGCTGGTGGCTCGGCCACGATTTCATCAACCCATACAACGAAGAATGGACTTGCCGCCGATGCCGCGCCGAATTAACTTATCACGAAATGGTTGAACACCTTGGCTTTTCTCAAAAGATTAGCTACCGCTGGAGAAAATTCAAAGAATGGCTAAATTGTCCAGAATGCGGCAAAATGTTTGGCCGACACGACGATAAAGTTGAGCATTTGCCTTTTTAAACCATGAATAAATTCTCCGCCTCCGTTGCAGGCATCACTTTCGCTCTAAAGGATAATCCAGACCTAAGATTCTCCGAATTAAAAGAGAATGAGCTAATCAACCTAATTCCTGAACCCGAAAACTCATATGACCCGCGAGCTATTCGTTTAGAATATAACGGCCATAAAATCGGTTACGTTCCGCGTAAAAAAGAAGGGTTGGATTTCAGTGTCCAATCATGGTGCCACGACAATTTGGACAGCGTTTCGGCGGAAATTGACCAAGTTTGGTATCAGTTCAACGGCGAAACTACCTTTCAATATTCTGAGGGTTGCGAACTTGTAGGCATCTACGTCCGATACGAGATTCCAATCAAAGACGAAGGTTCTGAATACGATAAAATCATTACCAAACATAGCTTCTCAGAGCCAGATGTGATTGTTGATTTTAATGAAACCAAGCATATTTACAACATGCGTTGGAACGGCGGAACAAAGGTTCTCAAAGGCGGCACAACATTTATCAAGAGGTTTTACGAGCCATTCGACGCGCCCAAAATCGCTCGCCAATGTTCAAAATATTGGGGAGTTTCCGCCAAAGATATTGAAGAAATGTGGGCCAGCAATGGCAATGTGGCAGGGCTACTCGGGACAGTAATTCACTTGTCTCTAGAACATTACATTAACTTCAAGGAAATCGGTGACACTATAACAAAAACCCGCCAAAAAGCAGGCAAAGACGTTGACGGAAACTACGCCATGCCCAAACACCCCTTCTTAAAGAAAACCATCTCAAGCCTCAACAAGCTCACCAACAAACTCGATAAAAAATACAAAGTCGAAAGAGTGGTCGCCGAAGCTCTTGTTACTGATTCTGCCACAGGTTGGGGCGGATTAGTTGACCGATTGGCAATTTTAAATCACGAAAAAAAGATCGCCCGAATCCAAGACTACAAAGTAAACATTGGGGCCGAAAAAGAAGAATCACATAGCAAACCTAAATATCCATTTTCTCATCTTCCAGCCAACAAACTAACGAAGTATGCGTTACAGTTGAGCTTTTACGCTTCGATTTTGAAGAAGCACGGATGGACTATCGAAGGATTAGATGTTTATATTTTTGAGGATAAATGGAGACATCATACACTAGATTTGATTGATTTCGCGGCATATCGGGAAGAAATTCAAAAGCTAGCTTGACAAACAATTCTAACAACCTATAATACAGTCATGAGCGACTACTCTAAAACCCACTGGATGAAAGATTTGCCAGACACGCCGCCAAAGCCGAAATTCCCGCCAAATCAACTCTTTTCCGAAGCGGCGGTAAAAATGACAACCAAGAATTGTCATGTCCAACCAGACAGCCCTAGCCCAAAAAACTTAATTACAAAAGAAGCATTTAGATCTCTATGCGACCAATTTAATAAATCAAAGAAAAATTTTTTTGACGACTCAGAATGTTTCCCCAAGAAAATGCAAGAAGATATTCCTGTCATTCAAGAATACGAACCCGAAACGATTTCTATCCCCAAACTTGAGGTCGAAAACATCATTGATGCCTTAAAAGCTGGCCTAGAACACACCGAAAGCGTTCTCATTGAACACGACAATAATCTTGGCCGAACTACCCGCAAAAATGAACTTTGGGCCAAACAGTTAGAGAAAGATATTGAGTTCATCAAATCAAGCCTAACCTTCTTAAAAGAAAAACTTGTTGGAGCAACGACGCATTACCCATGAAATATATTTATCAAAATTGGCCAATTCATAATTTAATCGCACATCCGTTGTCGGAAATAGTACATTGGTTTACGAGTCCATTTTTTGGCAGCAAAGTTTCTGGATGGATTCATGATATTACTATTCCACGACACAACAAAGGAGAGGGACGCGGATGATTTTACCAGTCTTTTCTTCCAACTACAGCATTGGTCTTTCTATTCTCTCTCTAGAAGACCCTGCCAAAACTTCCACAGAGGGAGCCGATAGCATTTTATCCATCGTTCAAGAGTTGGGGTTGAAGCAAGTAGTGATTGTCGATCAAACGATGATCGGATTTAAACGCGCCCACGAAGCTTTTTCCAAAATGGGCGTTCAACTCATTTTCGGCGTCAAATTTTTGGCAGCAAATAACCGATTCGCCGAAGAAAAACTCCGCGAAACTTCGTGCCACAAAGTTATTATCTTCGCTAAAAACGACAACGGTTGCCGCGAATTAGTCAAACTCTACTCCGAAGCGCACACCAAATCGGGCGGATTTGTTGATTATTCACTTCTCAAAGAACGCTGGTCAGAAAATTTGGACCTAGTTTTTCCATTTTATGGTTCATTTATTCATCAAAACAGCCTCCACGGAAAACAATGTTTGCCCGACCATTCATTCACGCGGGCGACTTTTTTTGTCGGGGATCATGGTTTGCCATTTGATGACATTTTGCGCCGAAAAACACTTGACTATTCAACCAATCACGGCTTAAATGTTCAAGAAATGCACCAAATTTACTACAAAAACAAAAAAGACATTGAAGCCTACCAGACCTTCCGCATCCTCACAAATAGACAAGCTGGCAAACCTCAAACATTAGATCGGCCCGAATTGGCACACTTTGGGTCGGATGAATTTTGTATCGAACGATTTTTAGAAAAAACAAAATGATCAAAAACCCCCAAATCGGCCAAACTGTTTTCTTTTTTGAAGATTGCGAAATTAAAAGCGGAAAAGTAATCTGTCTATTTAAGAAACAAATCCGCAAAACAGGAGAAGGCAAAATCTGCTACAAATACCCGCCTTCTGTTGAAATCTCCTATTGGTATCACCGCACAGTTAATCAAATCTTCTCCACAGAACAGTCCGCCAAAAAGAATTTAAAACATGAAATCTCCAAAACCCTCAAGTCTCTCAACAAACAAATCCTCGAACTCTCTAAAAAAAGAGAAAAACTTGCGTCAAAACTGGCTAGTTTAATCTAAGATGACTGAAAACCTTCTCCGCTATCAAAATCGCCAAAAGTTTCTTGTTCTTGACGCGGAAACAAATGCCCTAAACCTTTGCACCACAAGACCTTGGCAAATCGCGTGGATTATATGTGAAGGTAAAAACGTCATTGGCGAATTCGAGCGTAAAATTTGGTGGCCCGATTACGAAATTGACGACCAAATCGCCGCACTTAATCACTTTGACCGTTATCAATATGAGCGCGAGGCTAAAGGCCCGCTGGAGGTTATGAATGAACTATGGGGATACATTAGTAATCCTGAATATCTCATTGTTGGTCAAAATTTACTCGGATATGACGTTTATGTTTTGAATACTTGGCGCAAAACTTTAAATTTGCCGTCTGACTATTCTTATATCGAAAGAGTCCTAGACACCAAAGCAATCGAAATGGCCATCGCCAAAGATTCTAAATGCCCACCCAAAAATGACCGCCTATCTTGGATGTACACTTGGCTGAATCATAAAGAAAAAGGCATAAAAACCTCTCAAGCTCATATGTTAAAGAAATATGGAATTGAGCATGATCCATTATCGTTACATTCGGCGATCTATGACGTAAAAATGACCTTCGAAATCCTTAAGCGTCAGCTTTGGCAAGTAGAAATTTAAACAAATGAATAAAACACCCATAAACGTATTATCTCTATTCGACGGTATTTCTTGTGGACAACTAGCCTTGCAAAGAGCTGGAGTTTCTGTTAATCAATACTTTGCAAGCGAAATTGACAAAAATGCGATCAAAGTAACTCAGCATAATTGGCCTAATACGATTCAATTAGGCAGCGTGATTAACGTTAGAGCAATAGATTTACCTAATATAGACTTACTGATTGGTGGGTCGCCCTGTCAAAGCTTTTCCTTTTCTGGGACTAAAAGATAATATAATTCCAGACAATCTTTTCCACCATTTTGTTAGAGGGTATTTTGATGGAGATGGATCAATTTCATATTCAAAAAAGGGAGACTTTTTAAAATGGGAATGGGAACTTGCTGGAACGAAACAATTTTTAACTAGAATTAGAGAAAAATTAAGCTTATTAGATTTATCCATTCAAGAGATAAGGCAATTTGGAAAAATTTTTAGATTTAGAATTGCTAAAAGCAAAACAGCGGAATTGAAAATATTGTACGATTACCTATATCAAGATGCATCTCTTTTCTTAGAAAGAAAGAAAAAGAAAATAGAAGAAATTTTTCAACTTCGTCAAGATTTTCTTGACAGCAGACCAAATCTAGATAAATATTTAGCGCGTTATGATAAAAATGTTTGAAAGTTACGAAAAATACTCCTCTCCAACCTTAAAAGGTGTCCGACTTCCTTCAATTTCCATCGAACCTCGCCATTATTCCGAACTAGGAGTTTCGCCGAATATTAGCAATTACGACTTCCTACGCAAGCTTTGCTGGAAAGGAATTCAAGAAAAAGGCATAGACAAATTACCAAACGCGGCGGAATACTATGCGAGAGTTAAATATGAACTGGAAACGTTTAACGAACTAGGATTTTGCGAGTATATTCTTCTTAATTGGCTTATCTTAAACTTTTGCAACGAAGAGAATGTTGTAACTGGAGCAGGTAGAGGGAGTTGCGTTGGAAGCCTGTCTCTTTATCTTTTAAATGTCACTCGTATTGACCCGCTTAAAAACAAACTATACTTTGAAAGATTCGTTTCAAAGAATAGAGCGAAAAAAATTATACACGAAGGAGTAGAATACCTAGAAGGATCACTTCTTCCCGATTGTGACCATGATATTGAATTTCAAAGTAGGCAAAAAGTGGTTGACTTTATCAATATTAAATTTAATGGACAAACAAGTAAAATTTTAACATTAAACACTTTAAGTGGGAAAGCTTGTATTAAAGAATGTCTAAAAATTGTTGACGAGTGTTCGGAAGACGAAGCTTCGCACGTTTCGGACTCTATTCCTAAAAAATTTGGAAAGGTTTTAGATTTCAACGAAGCAGAAAAGGAAAGCCAAAAGTTTTTAGAATATACTAAAAAATACTCGAAAGCATACAGTATAGCTAAAAAACTTGAAGGCTTAATTAAAAATACAGGAGTACATCCTTCGGGGATTGCTATTTGCAATATAAAAATAGATGACGTAATCCCTCTTCAATCAACAAAAGAGGGAGAAATCATTTCTGGATTTGAAATGGGAGATGTAAGCTCTCTCATGGTTAAATTTGATATTCTAGGATTAAGAACACTATCTGTAATTCAACAAACGGCAGAAATGGTTGGGATTGATCCAAAAACATTCGTTGTCCCAACAGAAGAAACATATTGCCATTTCCAAAATTTAGTCGCTCCACACGGCTTATTTCAGATTGAAACTGATGTCGGATTTGGAGTGTGTCAAAAAGTAAAGCCAGAAAATCTTGATGAGCTTGCCGATGTATTGTCTCTTTCCCGTCCTGGTAGTATTGGATTTGTTGAAGAATATGCTAATGTTAAAAACGCACTACAGGAACCAACTGAAAGGTGGCCATCTTTAGACGCAATTCTTAATGAAACAAAAGGAACGATCTTGTTTCAAGAAACAGTAATGAGAGTATGTCATGAAGTCTTTGGCCTGTCACTTCTCGACGCAGAAAGCGTAAGAAGAGCTTGCGGTAAAAAGAAAAAAGAAGAAATGGAAATATGGGAACCAGTTATCTTTTCAAATGCAAAAGAAAAAGGCATTCCAGAATCAGTAGCTAAGTTTTTTTGGGACGCGATGATCGCTTCGGCAGATTATAGTTTTAATAAATGCATTTTCGAAGAAGAAAGTGTTCTTACGCCTAACGGCGAGAAAATACTAAATTCAATAAAAATTGGAGACAGTGTTTACTCTTTCGACGGTAAGAAAAAAATAGTCACTAAGGTAAAAAATGTATATAAAAATTCTGTTGAAATTTTTGAGCTAGAGCTAGAACGGGGTTTAAAAATTCGCGTGTCCAGAGAGCATAAGTTTATATGCAGTGACGGGATAAAGAGACGCTTCAATGAGGTTATCAGAGATAAAGCTTCTATAATCGTGTGGTAGCTTGTTAAGCTTCTTTCCATTATCCTTGATGGATAGTGGCCTTAAATTTTTATAAAAACAACACATTCTTTGATGATCTTCAATTGATAAATCAAAAAAAGAACATGGAATAATATGATCAATATTCCAAAAAATACCATAATTTTCCCATGTCATTTCAGGCGAAAATTGATTTTCTATATATTTTTTTAGAAAATCCATACTGCAACCAATTAAAGATAATATTGATCCACTTTTCGTCTGTCCAAGCAAGGCCATTTTCAATCTAGACCTTAGATTCATTCTGATTCTAAATGAAGCGTCTTTTTTTCGTCTCTTGTTTGTATATAAACAATTATACTTTCTGACATGATCCTTATTCTTTTTTGCCCATTCTTTTTTTCTTTTTATATGAAATTCTTTATTGCTTTCTCTATAGTTTTTACATTTTTCTTTATCTCTTTTCGACGACCATTTATTCAAGAATGTCTTGATTTTTTCTTCATCTGGAGACGAATTGGAGAATTTGTAACCCATTATTGTTGCGTAAAATGCCCGATGGTTCTTTATGAGACATAGCGCGGCCCTATCTTTTGACGAATCCTTCTTATCCAAGAAGAGTCCCAAACTTCTAGCGTTTAAAATTTCAAATTCCGCGCCATCAAAACTTCTTTTAATTTTGGTTAGAATATGACGTTTTTCATTCAAGATGAATCTGTTGCCTATATTTTCTAATCTTCCAGTTTTTAATTTTAAGACTTGACTTTTTGGGCATCCAATGTATCTTGCACATAATAATTCATCATCAAACGCAATTTCTCTTTTTTCTAAAATATCGTAAATAACCATAAGCTGTTCCATACAGGATTACACATAAAATAAATGAATCTTGCTAAAATAAAAAAAATTACCAGACTAGGGATAAAAAACACTATAGACCTTGAAATAGATCACCCATCACACAATTTCTTTTGTAATGAAATTTGCGTTAGCAACTCTCATGCTGTTGCATATGCAACGACAGCACAGCTTTGCGCCTATTTAAAATTTAATTTTCCCCAACAATTCTTTCTTTCCCTTCTGCGGATGGCCCAACATGAACCCGATCCATTCGCCGAAATCTTTAAGATTCATCAGGAATTGCCGCTATTTAATATCCGCTTAATGCCCCCTGACTTGGCAAAATCGGCAGAAGACTTTACTATCGAAAAGAATGATTTACGCTTTGGGTTAAGCAGCATCAAGGGAGTCAGCGAAAAAACTTTACAATCTCTCCTCTCTTTCCGCGACAAAACCTTTAATAACAAATACGAAATCTTCTGTGCTGCCAAAGACGCTGGATTGTCAATCGGCGTTCTTCAAACACTCATTCAAGCGGGATGCATGGATAGCTTCAACACTGAACGCTGTCTTCTAGTTTTGGAAGCAAGAGTTTTCAATGACTTAACCGACAAAGAAAAAATCAAAATAATTGAACTCGGCCCAAGACACAACTACAATATCATCGCGGCCCTAAAAGAAATCGGCGAAGGTAAACTCCTTAATGAAAAAGGCAAGCCCGTAATCAGCCCGCAACGCATCAAAACCCTGCGCGAGAAATACAAGGCCCACCGCCAAATCTACGACCAAAACCACAAACATAAGGAGTTAACCAACTGGTATTTCGAGAAAAAGCTTCTTGGATATTCTTACTCTTATACCCTGAGACAAGTGTTTGAGGAACCAGAGCATACATTTACACCAGTTCTTCGGGCGAAATCTCTTGATGATGGTAGCGAGGTTAAAATTGTCGGCGTCGTAACTGACTGTTTTAAGCGCAAAAGTAAAAAGGGCAACAACTACCTAAGCGTAGAGCTAAGCGACGAAACGGGCCGAATCAGAGGAATGATGGGCGACACCCAAAAAGAGAAAAAACTGGAAAAATGGCTCCAAACACACAAACAACCAGAAGAAGACCAAATCGTTGTCCTCGTTGGCAAGAAAAACAAGGACACAATCTTTATTGACAGTCTAAAGATTATGGACGAAATTGTGGCGTTTAGTAAGAAAGATTTGAAAGAGTAAATAACCCTTGACTTTCCCCGCCAAAACTGTAAATTCTCCTCATGCCTCCACGCGCCCCCAATCTCACTAAACTCCTTGACTCTTCCACCCAAATCTCCAAAGAACAAAACAAACCCCTAACCACAACCCAACTTTTCGGCGCAATCGTCGCTTCAAATTTCAAAGTCCAAGGAATTCTTCAAAATTTAGGTTTCTCTTGGGAGCTTTTGTTTGGCGCGATGGTAGATTCTATTCCCAAGGCTTTCCCAGAGCTTTTTGAAGAACCCGCCGCAAGCTCCGAAGTTCAAGAAGTTTTAGCCGCCGCTGAAAAACTAGCCGAAAAAAATGGGTTTGTTGATATTGAACACTTGCTTTTGGCGATTGTTCAAGGATCGACTATTCGAGCATGGATGGATTTCGCCGATTTTCCGCGTGAAGAATTCGAGAAAGAAACTGCGAAACTCCTAGACTTTTCTCCCATAAAAATTAACCGCGAAAAAGAAGAAGAAAATGATGGCCCGCCACCAAACATGATGAAATACTGCCGCAACATTTCGGCAGAAGCTATGTCAGAAGGTCAGAAAGTTTTTGGCCGCGAAAAAGAGATTAATGAAATTCTCGACACAATCGTTCGGGCGAAAAAGAACAATGTTTTGCTAATCGGCGAAAATGGAGTTGGCCGAAAGAGCATTTGCCGTGGAGTAGCCGAAAAAATCATCTCTGGTCGTGCAAGTGAATTTGCCCACCAAAAAGCAGTTTGGGAGCTTAATGTCGCCAAGTTGACAATTGGTTCTGGCATGTATGGAGCTTTGGAAAGTAAAATTTCCTCGCTTGCTGCTGAATTAGATGAGGATGGAGATGTTATTCTTATGATTCCAGAAATGACCTCAACCATTGGCGCTGGAGGAAAAGAAGGAACAGTTGACGTTGCTTCGTTATTGAAGGTAGTGTTCTCTAATCCTAAAATCCCCGTGATTGGAATTTGCACTCAAGCAGAATATAAAAAATACCTAGAAAAAGATTCTTCGTTGACCAATCTTTTTGAAATCATTAGAGTGGACGAGCCAGCGGAAGAAGAAACACGCAAAATTCTTATTCGTTCGCTTCCACAAATGGAGGAACATCATCTTGTGGACGTTGATTTCGCCGCAGTTGATGAGACTATTAATCTCTGCAAAAGATTTGTTCCTTATAAGAAATTCCCCGAAAAAGCATTCGATGCTCTAGACACTGTTTGCGCTAGAAAGAAAAACTCTGTTTATGCCGCACCCGAAGAGCTTTTGAAAATGGAAGACAAACTTTGGGACACTATTGGAGACTCGTTGGAAATGGGAATTGACCTTAGCGAAGGTTCGCCCGAACGAAACAAAATCGCCAAACTGGAAAACAAAATCGGTAAAAAATACAAAAAATGGAGTGAAAATCTGGCCAAAAATCGCCCAAAAGTTTCAGTAGAGGACGTAATTTCAACGTTTGTTGAAAAGTTTAAAATCCCCGAAAGTCTCATTCATCAGTCACAAAGCGTCTTAACGTCCGATTTGTCAGACCGTATCCGCCAAGAAGTTCACGGCCAAGATCATGCGGTAGAAGCTGTGTGTGATGTTCTTGTATGCTCTAAAGCAGGACTGAGAGACAAAACAAAACCTCTAGCAAAATTCTTGTTCGTCGGAAGTAGTGGCACTGGCAAGACGTTTTTGGGTAAAAAAATCGCCAAATACTATTTTGGTGACGAAAAGGCTATTCTTAAACTCGACATGAGCGAGTTCCAAGAAAAACATTCAATTTCGGCCCTTACGGGAGCGCCACCAGGATACATTGGCCATGATGACGGCGGAAGGCTCACTGAATACGTCAAGAATCATCCAAGCTCAGTAATCCTCTTTGACGAGATTGAAAAAGCCCACCCTGATATTGCCAACATTCTTCTACAAATTATGGATGATGGATGTTTGACAGATTCTAAGGGCTATCGGGTCGATTTCACAAACTCTATAATTATCATAACTGGCAACATTGGAAGTAACGAAAAGAAAATCTCAATGGGCTTCCATAATCAAATCGCCGAAGGAGAAAATTACAAAACCGCCCTAAAAAAACACTTTCGGCCCGAATTCTTGGCGAGATTGGACGACCCTATTGTGTTCAACGAACTGGACGAAAAAACCATGCTGCAAATCCTTTGGGACAGCCTAAACAACACAATCAGAAACCTAGAAAAGCAAAAAATAACCTTGACAGTGGATCAATCTCTTGTAGATTATCTACTCAAACAAGCAAAAGACCAAGAAAGCCACGCCCGAAACATTCAATCTATTGTGCGTAAAACTCTTGAGACGCCCTTGGCCAAGAGAATTTTGAAAGACAAACCTAAACAAATCACCGCAAAAATTGAAAATGGAAAGTTAGAATTGATCTAAAAATCTCTAAATTTAGAAAGAAAACTCCAATCCTAGCGTTAATATAACGTCATCCGACAAACAAAACATGAACACCACCCTAAATACCATCCGCAACTCCAAGGGCCGCTTTTTCGGCCTAACGACCAAAACCGAAACCCTGAACGCCCAATTTCGCGGCGAAACCGCTCATTTTGTGAGCGTTTGGGATCGAAACAGCAACCGACTCCGCCGATTTAATAAGAATTCGTTGGTGAAGGCTAATGTGAAGTAATAGTTTTCTAGGGTGGATTAAGGAGGCGAGGGCGAAAGCTCCCTTAATTATCCGCTGCATAATAGGATGGCTAAAACGAACGCCATACTAGAACCTGACACCAGAAGTTTAGCCGCTTCTGGTGTTTCTCGTTAGTATAAAACATGCCCACTCTTCTCCAAGATAAAGTTTTCGTCTTTGCTGGACGGCCAAAACCCAGCGATTCCGAACTTGAGATTCTACAATTAATTGCAGACCAAGAAAATCTCGGCCCAATCTCTCTCGCCGAAACAATTAAAAACGGCGAAAACTACGACAGCTATAAGCTAACAATTGGCACTCAAAACTTCCTAGCCAAGCTATCTCTAGACGAAAAAAATGATTTCGGTCAAGAAAGTCTAATTTTAGACATGTTCCCGCACCTGGCACCAAGAAAAACTGCTCGCGGGGCGATTGATTTTGGCGATTCTATCTTCTATTTAATTACAGAATGGCTAGACGCTCAATCAATTCAGGAGCTAGGCTTGTCGTTTATCACGAATAAAAAAGAAAGCCTTCTTGAGTGTTTGAAAAAAGTCCACGAAGTAGAAGCGCCGATAAAAACCTTCCAAGAATACCTTTCAGAGCTTTTTGAAAAAACTTCATTTGAAAAACATGAACATTTTGCCGAACTTGTCGAACAAAACACAGAAAACTACAAGCTACTTCTGCAAGAGCTAGAATCGGCCAAAAATAATATTCAAAAAAACTTCAAAGAATCTTATGCTCCTAAAACAATTATACACGGAAACTTGTCAGAAAATACAATATTGGTGGGTTCAGAAGGCTTCAAAATCATTAATTGGGAAAATAGTTTCTGCGCTCATCCGTTGTTTGAGCTAGCAATTGCAGAGGCTAATTTTGAATTTGGGGAATCTTTTATTTACTCAGCAATTAAGGACTCTAATTATTCATGGCTAGAATTTTTAGAAATTAGAGGTTTTTGGGCAGATATTTGTTTGCTAAAAACAGTATTTTCTTTCATTAAAGAAACTTATCTTTACGAAGGAAAAAGACACAAAGAAATGCTTGAGCTTTCTGAATTCTTCTACAGAAATTCTCACCGTTTTGAGAAAAACGAAGTTTTCGTAAGAAACAAAAACGAAATCCTGAAACTTTTTAATCAGGTGGCTTTTTAAGTCCAGCCAGTTAAATGGGTACGACCCCAAGCGTTTGTTCCTGTGCAGACATACAGGTATCCGCTTCCCCAAACAATTTGACCCGCTGTTCCAGCAGAACCAGTTGAGGTTGGTACGCCCGTTCCAGTAACAAACAGAGTACCAAAAACGCCGCTTCCAGAAGCTCTATATGAAGAAGCTTGATTTCCAAGAGTGCTTATAGCTGATCCCGTGACAGTTAACCCGTTTCCAATTGAAAGCCCAGAAGAAATCGTTGCATTTTCGTCAACAATAAGAATGTCAATTCTCCCTGTTCCATCTACAAAAATGTTGCGAACTTCATTACTAGAAGAGCCAATGTCATAAATATTATCGGTTTTAGGAATTAAATGAGCGGCTAAATTACTTGGAACAAAATCTCCAGTAACAGTCATTTTGCCAACTTGCGAATCTCCCACGATAGAAACAGTATCCGAAAAAACTGCATATCCTAAAGAAGCCAAACTCCCGACTTGAGAATGGCCATTAACAGTTAATCCTCCATAAAAATGACCATTTCCGCTTCCCGTCACATGACCGCTAACCAATAAATTACCAGAAATGTTGGCATTTTCATCAACATGAAGAGTGTCTGTGCGGAGAAGGCCGTCAAAATAACCATTTCTCCATTCGTTAGAAACGGAGCCTAAATCATAAATATTATCGGTTTTCGGGGTTAAATTGCCAGCGACATTTCCGCTAGGAACAAAATCCCCCGAAACATTTAATCCACTATAAAAAGTAATCGTGTCGTAGAAAAACTTTTGGCCGCTAATATTTTGGACACCAGTATCGCGAACAAGACCAGTGCCACGAAGAACGAGCGCAATATATCCCGTATAAAGGGTAGCGTCAATTTCTTCCGCCGAGTTGAGTAGAATTCTAGAAGCCATAAATTACCAAGTTGAAAGAGTTAATCGGCCCCATTGATTTTGGCCAGTTGTTGCATAAAAAGTTACCCCGCTAATTGCGAAATGATAAGGATAAACGCCAGATGAATCCCCGCTAATTGGAGCATTCACAAGCCTTGCTAATCCAGTGCCCAAAACAACAAGAGCCTCATATGCTCCAGAAATAGCCCTATCAGCCTGTTCAGCAGTGTTGCATAAGGTGTATTTCATAATTTAATAATTTTATTCACGGTCAAAGACGGCTGAACTACGCTAAACGGAGTATTACTTCCAATAGAATTAGTATTGACTGATTGAGTTGAGTATCCAGTTGCGATTTCAACGTCAGAGCCAGATTGAACATTAGCAGAGCCAGTGTTGAGGAACAAGTTGAAGAATTCGTAGGGAACATCAACGCCATGAATATGAGCCGCTAAATTAGATTCGGAAAGAGCAATTTCTTCCGAGCCAACTGTTTTTCCTAATTCGGTAAAAGTTGATCCATTTAATCCAGCAGAGACCCTTCCTCTCAAATCTGGCAAAGTAATGGTTTTATTGGCGGCAAAATCGGCAGCAGCAGATGCTCCTCTGCCGCCAGAAACGGCAGCATATGTGTTAGAAATTGCATTCCAAAGTAAAATAAACAAGTTCTGAGTATCGGAGTTCGCCCTAGCGGTAGCTCCAGAAGAAGCATTTCCGATTGTTCCTCCTGTCGCAAGAACCCATCCGTTAGGAGCGGTTACTCCAAAATAATCAACCATCATCCCTGTTTGGATAATAGCGGCATAAACTTCTGTAAAATTGTCGTTAATTTTACCAATCCCCGATTGAAGAGTATCAGATGTTCCCGAATTGTCGATAGTTTGTTGACTCATGGTAAATAATTTACTGCGTTACAGAAAAGAGAAGAATTATTGCAATAAATTAAAGCATTATTACAATACAATGGAAGAGCAAGCTCGGAAATTAAAGCTCTGCCCCATTGGTTTTGGCCAGTTGCGGCGTAAAAATATTGGCCGCTTATGGCAATTTGGCCGATTTGACCAGAGCTAGTAGGAGCAAGAGGAGCGGAAACCACGCGAATTAGCCCTGTTCCAGCCTCAATTAACGCCTTATGAGAGGCAAAAATAGCCTCTTTAGCTAAAAGCGGTGACATGTATAAAATTCGCGCCATATTCCTTTAGATAGATTACACGTTAGAAAGCTTCGATATAAGCTATTGAACTTGTGCCAGTATTAGACTCGTATCCGCTAATCAAAGAAGAAACATAAAATCCATAAACCCCAGGATCAACCATTGTTGAATCCGTATAACTTCTAGAAGAAGACGATCCTATTTTAGATGGAACTCCAACACCAGACATAAAGCGATAAATACTCCATCCAGTTGGAATTCCAACTCCAGAATTAAAACAATTCCATCTTAGGGTAGCAGTTTCATTGAAAGTTATTGATCCTTCATCAAAAGAAAGCCCAGACGCGCAATCTCTCACTGCTCCAGTTAAAGAGCCAGAAAGAATTCCAGTTCCACGATACCCTATTGGGTAATATTCAAAAAAGTTAGTGAGAAATGGGGTAGTTCCAAATGGCGCGAATGGCGCTCTTCGGTGTATTATACCAGTTAAATTACCGCCTCCAGTCGGAGGAACAAGTCTCATCATATTACTAAAGAAATTAGCTGGCTGAATTGGAGCGTTGTTAAAGCTTAACCATCCATTGGAGCCTGTTCTAAAAAGAATTTCTACGGCTTCGGCATTTCCGCTAGAAACATTCATCGTTAAATTATCAACAACTGTTGGTATAGAGTATTTAGTCCATCTTAAGTTTTGAATTTGAGGAGCGGAAAAAGACGCTCTTTCTGGGAACCAATTTTGATTATAATTAATGATCTGGTTGCCGCTATATTGAAAAATATCACGATCCATCCTATACCAAGATGAACCGCTTTCACCATTGTTAATAGAGCCTATAGCCATAATTAATCATTCCATATTTCGGTGTCAATCCATGTTCCAGAATCATCCCAAAATCCATTGCCAAGTAGCCATGCAAAAGACGGCGGCAAGATACACTCTTGAACTTCCGAATCGTAGCAAAAGTTATCCGTTGTTAGAAGAATTAACTTATCACTAGAAAGCAATGTCGCAATTGAACAATCGCTCTCATAATATCTTAGAAAGAAATCACTAAAAATGCTTTCTCCATCGCTAGAAACCAACTCATGCCAATCACTTGAAACTGGAGAAACGCTATCTAAAGATTTTTCGTTTCCATTTTTAAAAGATATTCCGCCGAATTCATTTGCCGCAAAATCAAATTGCGCCGAAAATCCAAATAGTCCATTAACTGAAATGGAATCTTTTTTTTCGCGCAAAACACAGTTGTCGAATTTTAACCAGTGATTGTCAACAATGTGGCCAGTTTCATTGATTCCAGTAAATTCTGCCAAAGATAAACCGCTTAAATACTCATCTTGGTAGTCTCTGTCATAAATTTGAATATCGTATCTTCTTTCATTTGACATCAAGGCGGCGAAACTTCCAGTTTGATAGTCTGAAACTAAACCAGCAATAGAAATTGATCCTTGAATCGGATACTTAACATCCCTTTCGTAAACATAATCGCTTCCAAACCCGTAAACATTTTCGCGGTCAATGGATAATGTTATATCCATACTTGATATTGCCGTTTCAGCAAAGTTCGACAGTTGATTATGAGGAATTTGAAGATTTTCAAATGTTGGTTGAAATCGAGCAGACCAAGAGTTAATTATATCTCCAGTCGCACTTCCAGTCGGAAGCCTTTTAACCTGATGGGGGTTTAGAAATATGCTTGCCGCTCCTCCAGTTGTCCCAGATTCTAAGTTTATTGCTGGAATTTGCATATAATTTCCAATCAGAATCTCGGAAACGATATTTGAAGCAATAAAAGAACAAGAACTGCGCGGAACAGAATTCGCCGCAAAATTCAACCCCAAATTGTTTAAATAGCAGTTTCCAAGCGAGACCACATTCAACCCAGAAAACGATTGAGATTCCTGAATTTGCTTGATTAAGTCATATCCCTGCAAATCAGAAGTAAAAAGATAAGTATTAAAAGAAAAATCTCTCAAACCAGAAAAAACTGGTAAATAAGCTCCAGACGGCCTAAAAAACGCTCCTAAAAGAGTTTCAATTCCAAAATCTCTTCTTGTATTGAAACTGATGTTCGCCAAAACATCGGGAGAGAAATTAACAGAATCAACTCCAAAATCTTGAGAGCCGATTTGCTTTGTTTGAGTTCTCGGCGGAGAGATTGACAACTCAAAATTCTGTAAAAAATCGACAAAATAAAGACCAAGGCTCTCTCCTGTGGAGAAGGCTGGAGAAGAATCGACCGCCAAAAGGCACGAATTACTTTTAATAAAATTACTCATTTTTCTTTAATTACATCTAAAAGCCAGCCGCGAAGTTTTTCCTCTCCCTCTCCAAGGGACTTGAAGTGTTCGATAACTTCAAAAACGGGTTTGTCTAATTCTAAAAATCCTCGAATTTGATTTTTAAATTTATTTTCTCGATTTACTGGATAAGGCGCTCCTTTTGGTCTGCGAAAACGATGAATCCAACGAAGGCTATTTAAACATATTGCTTTTTTCCCATTTTTACGAAATTTATCTTGGGTATAATACTCTTCCCCGCCAAATCCTTTATGATTCTTATTGAAGCCTACCCAAGAATCTTTTCGACACGCAAAAACGCCCATTCCTTGAGCGGGTATCTCAAAGTAGTTTTCTGTTTTATATCTTGGATCATGCGCCCATTGCCCGAGCATTCCGCTTCCCCATGTTGGATTCAAATGGGTAGATGCAGACAATAAATCATCATAAATTAATGGACCCTGTACAAGTCCACCATTGTCCAAACCAGCATCAAAAAAACCAATTAAGTTTTTAATAGAATTGCGGCCAAAAATAACATGGCAATCCGAGACAAGTACATATGGAGTTTTGGCGAATTCAAATATCTTTCCTTTTGTGAAAGCGCCTAGAGAATTATCATCTTCGTAGTAAAAAACAGGTTCTTTGATAAAACCATCAGCGATAAACTTGGATACTTCTTTACCTTGGTCTGAGCACGGATTTGTGTTTATTACCACAAATTCAACATCTTTCATGGATTCGGAATGGAATTCTCTTAACAGTTGAATAGTAAAGTAAAACCCATCCCAATCATCATAAACTACAGTTCCAATCGTTAATTTTCTCATGGTGGGTAAATGCACGAACCATCATCAAGCTTTGCGGCAGGATCAAAATTAAGTGCAGCGGGGTCTGTACATCCCCATACTAGCGGCGGATTTGTTGTGGTAGTGGTTGTAGTAGTGCTCGGTTCTTCTGTTGTTGTTGTTGTCGTTGTCGTTGTAGGCTCTTCTGTTGTAGTAGCTATGGCGCACTCTCCACCAAAATAAATCTGTCCAATATTACAGCAAATATTTTCGTAATACCAGTAATTTACCCCATCTGAAACGAACCCAGCAGGCGATCCCGTATGATTAATTCTAGTGGATAGCTCCATTGTGTCAGAATTAGAATAGCAAAAAAATTCAAAATATGGAGAATTACAGGCTGTCCATGCGTCTGCTCCAGAAAATAAATTTTGAGGATACAGTGTCGGAGGAGTAGTGGTTGTGGTAGTGGTTGTAGTTGTAGTGGTTGTTGTCGGCGCTACATAATCATAAAAAATACTCCAATTAAACCCAGACAATAAAGAAACGTAAGAAAGAGAACTTTGCGAAATGCTATTATTTCCAGAAATATTACAAACTCCAGATTGTAAAGAATTCTCCGCCAAACCCGACAAAATTCGATTCAAATAAGAACCAGAAATATTATTGTTTTGAGCATATAGTCCAGTTAATGGGCAGTCATCAACATTTAAATACCCAAGACTACAATTAGAAACATTGACATAAGATAATCCTGTTTTACCAGCCAAATCAATTCCGCCGTAAAGATTATTCGGAACAATGATATTTTTTAAATTTTGGGCTTCATACAAATTAAGAACACCTAGACTGTTTCCACTTAAATTCAAATGAGTTAATTCATTATTAGCAAAAAATTGACTTTTAACTAAAGATTGACCACTGCCAGTAATGCCTTTAAATCGTCCGTAAAAATCTACCTGATGACGAACTCCAGTGTTCGGCCATGAAAACGAGGTCACTCCATTTGATAAAAGTTTTTTTCCATCTCCCGTGTTGTAAAATAAATATCCATCTCCAGTTGTAGAAAAAAAGAACGAAGATTTTCCACTGTCCTGAACCATGATAACCTGTGGGCTTCCAGAGGATAAAGCTCCAAATGGGTCTTCTGAAATACTGATTGAAAGATTGTTCGAATCCTTTGTCACCCATTGATGAGTCCAATCTGTGGCGAAAAATGTTTTTGGTTGGTTATAAATCTCAGGGATTCTCCATGTGAATTTTTTATATCCTTGCCTAGATTCTAAGAAATGGAGCAAAGCTTTTAGCTTTTTATTAGAAATGTTTTTATATGAAACAGTTAGCTTGTCAAAAGCGTGAATATTCTTCTGGTCTTTGACTCTTTGAGGAAAAGAGTTTTTAAATTCATTTTTTTGAACTAGCGGCGACTGAGAATTAGAAAATCCCTCATTTGAATTAGCGAATAATTCATTCGTCCACGGAGAGTTCTCGCTTAACGGATGGTTGCCAGTGCTTGATAAATGGCCAGACGAACAATAAAAAAAGTTATTAACTGGTTCCTCTAAATCGTTTTCAAAGAAAACAACATCGTATTCGCTAAAACTTTGATTTGGCATCCACTGTTTAAATTCATAATTTACAAAGCTTTGGCCGCTCCAATTTAAAGACGGAGCATTGCGCTCCACCATGAATTTTAGTTCTACAGAGTATTTTTGATTATTCTGAGTAGATAAGTCGGCAAGAGAGTCAATAGTGCCACTCAACGTTCTATAAATACTAGAAGAATCAGAAATACCGAAAATACCAGTTCCGCTTTGACTTTCATAAAAAGAAACTAGTTTTTGCGCGTCTCCTTCTCTAAGATTGCATTTTATTGAATATTCTCCAACGATATTGTTGACCCCAAGAGGAGAAATATCAGAATACCGATCCGAAAAAGAAACATAATTTGCCTTAGCTTTGAAGCTGGCAGAGGAGCCATATTCTGGAGAAAATATAAATCTACTAGGGACTTCGACACCAGTTATGTTAGAATCTCTATTGTAGAAGCTCATTCCAAATATCCCTCATAGTTTAGGCTTACCATTAATGGAGAATCCACCGTTCCTTGGACTTCTTGAGAGGAAATACAAGCGTTAAATACTGGAAAATTCATTAATGTCTGAGATAGTTCTCTATTCTTCACCTCTATACTAAAAGAAGGAGAAGAAACATACCTAACAAAATTTTGCAAATCCAACGGCGAAAAACCTTTAACGTTAAAAGTCAACGAGGCCGAAATATTAATTGGGCCGTTTTTCACAACCGCGTCTGGAAAAAGACTTGGCCCAACAGAATATCTTGCTTCTCTAGGAATATCCAAAGAGTAGCTAAAACTTTCTATTCTATTTGAGCTTCCATAATCATTAGAAATAACAATACTCTTTTGAGACGGCACAAAAATACTAGGATGAGAGACAGCAGTATTATTAGACGCGCCACTCTTCATTTCTCCATATATTCCGAAAACAGCATTAACTGTTGGAACCTGCCCAACCGAGCACGATACAGAATAATTATTCAAGTATCCACTTTCATACTTATAAGCTATTCCATTGTATGAAAAACTTCCAGAACAACAAGATTCTCCAGTATAAAAGAAAACGGGATCATTGTAAATTAATTGACGAGAAAAATCCAAAGAACCGATAGATACGCCTCTTTTGGCAAAGCCAAAGTTTTTTGAACCCAAAGACAAAATCTTATCAACAGAAAAATCCGCCGAAAATGTAATATCAGATATTCCAGACAAAGAATATCCGCCAAGTTCAAAATTTTGATCGTAGTTTAAAATCATCTTCTGTTAGATAGTTCTCCGCCCGAACGTTTTTCATCTCTGATAATTTGCAAGACAGCGGTTTTTAATCTTTCTCCAATGAGTTTATTTTTCTCTGAGGCATCAGAAGATTGAGTACTTGCCCGCTCTGAGTCTCCAGAAGAATTGACCGTAATTGTAATTGAGCCAGAAGATTCAGCGGTTTTCTGAATCAGTTCGTCAAGTTTCGCAATAATGGCCGAATCATCAGATTGACCAGTTGGCATATTTCCACTGTTTAGCGCGTAAAGAGCTTTGTCGCCAAGTTTTTGAGAGGCGGAAGAATTTAATACGAATTCTTTGTTGGAAAGCATCGCGGGTTTTGTATCGCCGCTGCCATAACCACCAGAATTACGATATGGAGTATAACTTGTTGATGGAAGGAGCAATGAAGCTCCAGATTGTCTATTAGTGCCTAAATTATACTGTTGAAAGAATCCAGAGCCTCCATTAGCAACGTTAGCTGTAATTTGTCTCATCATTTCTCTCCAATCAAATTGAGGAGAAAAAGATGAAGAAGAACTTGGCAGAGATAATCCTCTAGAAGAAGATAAAGAACTTGAAGAAAACGACCTACCCAAAGAAGAAGACGACGCCCCATATTTGTTAATATCAGAGGTTTTATAAATTTTTCCGCCAGAAAAGGCGGTTTCGCCAGAACCTTTAGTATTAAGGCTGCTCGTATAAGAACCAACAGCAGCCGAAACGACAGCCATAATTAAGGCTCTTGTTATGGCTTTTTTTCTCTCTTTTTCTGCTTTTTTGGCGTCTTCAAGGTCTTGAAGCCACTGTTTTTCTTGGCCGAGTTGGTCTAAATAAAGACCGAAAGCTTGATCTTTATCCTCTCGAATAGATTGTAAAATAGGAGAATCACCAAATCTCATCCAATTTGATGAGCGAATGCTTTCTGGCTCAAGGGATACAAGGCCAGCGCCACCTTTTAATGTTTGACGAACATCTTGAGAGCCACTAGTTGCTGTTTGAGTTGCAAAATCAAGAAGATTTTCTTTGCCAACAATCGCGCCTTGACCCCTCATTCCAGGTGAAAAATATCCACCTTGAGCCATTTGGCCGACTGTTCCGTTGCGAATTTGATCAAAAAAAGTCTTGCCGTATGTCTGGACAGTATCCTTTGGGATAACATATTCGCCCCCCGTAAGGAGAGTTGGAACATCATCCTTGACACCAGAACCTCCGCGAACCATACCGCCAGCGGCCTTTTTTTGGAAAAATCCACTAACAAGTCCCAAAGCACTGCTAACAAGACCCCCAGAACCACCACTATTGTTTTTCCCGCCGCTCATTAAAGAATCAACGAGATTATCAATAGCCGCATCTCTCAATTTATTGGCAAAAGCCAAAGCTACATCAAGTAGAGCGTTTTTTAAGTCGCCTGTTCCATTTGCGGCAGCTTTAATGGCGTCTGACAATCCATCGCGGAAAGCATTTGTGGCAGTTTTGCCAAATTCATTGCTCGCATTTTGAGAGCGAGTTTCAATTTCGGCCAAGGCATCCTTTACTCCAGAAGAGAATGTTCTTCTCTTGGCGAGGTTTGCGTTAATAGCCTGCTCAATTTCTAACTGCTTTTGGGCGGGAGTTAAATTTTTATTTTTAATTTCGAGAAGTTGAGTAGTCAATTCTAATTGACGCTCAAGTTCAAGTCTTTCGGAGGCATTGGAGGCTGTTCTAATTTTGAATTGCTCATTAAGAAGAGCGTTTTGATCCGCGATAAAAGAAACCAATTCTGCGCCAGATTTTCCACCAGCGGAATCGTAAACTCTTTCGCCAATTAATCCTTGAACGATAGAATTGGCATCTGTTGCCTGCAAGAGGTTGAATTGATTTTGACCGCGACTTTCGCCAATACCGCGAGAAAAAGAGTCGATTGCATCGGCAAAGGCAACGGCTTCTGACTTTGTATCGTTTAATTGCGAAGAAAGCTGGCGAAGATTGGCAATTTTATTGTTGATTTCCTTATTGGAATTAGAAAGAGCCGCGTTTTCATTAATAATCGCCTTTTCTAATTCTCTAGAGCCAGAAGTCCCATTTTTATTCGCTTCCGCTTTTAAATCAAAAATTTTTCTTGCTGTTTCGCGCTGTTTTGCGACTCTTTCTTCCTCAAGTTTGGAGATTTCTTGTTCATTAATCAAAAAATCAATTTGGCGTTTCCTTGCGGCGGAAGTGTTGGCTCTTCCACCTTCATTTTGAAGATTTGTTATGTTTCGGTCTATATCAATAATCTTGGACTCTCCAGAAATATCTTGGGAGCGTCTTTGAATATCTAGAATTCTTCTTTGAGATTGTAGGGCAAAATTTGCCTTTTGAATAGTTTCGGCATCTCGAATGTCTAATTTAAGACCCTTTTCCTTGAACTCGTTAATTATCTTTTGTAGATTAAGTTGCTCCGTTAAAGAACCAATCAATTTAGTGTCTTCGGTTATTCCTTCTCCAATTAAATCTTGTCTAATTTTTGAAATTCCTCCGACGATACTCTTAATATTCGAAAAATCAATTCCAGCAAAGGTTTTTTGAGCCTTCTCTACATCTGCAATTGGTAGTTGTCCACCTTCACGGAGTTTTTCCGCCTGTTTTTTAATCTCATCGAAGGTTTTTTCGGCAATTTTTAAGTTGTCTTGTTGGACGCTTCTTTGAAATTCGAGGAGCTTTAATTCATTCTCTATCTCTAAAGAGCGTTTTGATGAAATCTCTCCAATTTGAGATTCGATTTTTCGGCGGCGCTCCTGTTCTGAAACGATGCTGAAAATAGCATCCTTTTCCGCAAATAAAGACGAAACTTTTTCCCCGCCAGCGCCAACTGTTGTAGATTTGTTAGGGTCAAATGGAGAAAGTAGTTTGGCCTTTTTAACTGGCTGGAATAGATTTAAGCCAACTTGCCCAAGTAGTGCTTTGCCCTCGCTTTTTGATAGGAAATCTCCAAGCTTTCCTTCTTTTAAGAAATTTGATCCAGCAAAAACTTTTGCCACATTTTCCAAAAAGATTCTGGCGATTTCTGCTTGCAATTCATCAAGGTTTGCATTTTTTAAATCCTTGGCTCCAATCTTGGAGATTCCTTGGTTTTTTAATGTTTCGCGAAGGTCTGATTCTGTTTGAGCCGCGATAACGGAAAGTTGGTCAATGATAATTTTTTGCGCGGATTCTGGAAGATTGGAGAAGGTTTCAGAGACCGTTGTTTCTCCAATTTTCTTAAATGATGGGACATATCTTCCGCCAACATTATTACCTTTTTCAAGTACGTCTTGTTGTCTAGAGCTTCCAGTAAAGACATTACCCAAAACCTTCTTTAAATTATCCTCGAAAATGGTTTTTGCTACGCCTTGTTCATCTTTCCCAGAAACGTCAAGGCCGCGTTTTTGAGCTTCAAGAGTTTGCAGGGTTGAAGAGAGTCTAGACTGCAAAATCCCAGACGCTTGTTTGGACGACAATCCAGTAAATTTACCAGAATCATCAAAAATTTGTTGGGCGAATTTGTCAAAGCTGTTTTCTGCTTCTTGTGCTGCCTTAGTCAGGCCGCCAAATGCGACCTTAATTTCTTCAAACAGGTCTGGTTTGAATATTTTTAAACCTTCATAGAGAATATTTGCTGCTAGAGCTACTTGTCCAACAACAGGCAAAAGACTTAAGGCTCCACGGCCAAATGCCATAGCGCCACTTGCTACTCCGCCAATAGCTCTTCCCGCTCTAGCCGACAAAGAGCCAGCTAATACTCCGCGTTGGTTTGCGGTTCCAAATTCAGCAAAATCCAAAGCCGAACCTCTACCAGCCCTACCAACAGCCAATCCTCTTCTAAAATTTGAAGGTTTTTTGTCTCCGCCTCCAAAAAAATCACCAAAAGAAGAAGCTATATCCTCAAAAGACTTTCCGCCGATTTCTCCTATTTCTTTAAAAATAAGCAAATTAGGAATAGCTTGGCCTAAAAATCCAGCAAATCTTCCAGTTAATGTTTGCGCGTCTTCAAATGCGCTGGCAAGACCGCTTGCAGCAATAGATAAAACAGCAAACTTTCCGAGAGAGTCGTTCCATGTTTTTTTGGTTTTTTCTATGTCAATTGGAGCGATTGGAGTTCTAGCATCAACCGCCGCTAAGCCCGAAATAGGACCACGGGGAGGGCCGTTTCTTGGCCCGTTTGGACCGCCGCCGACCCCAGATGGAGAGCCGAATTTAGCGCGAAGCCTTGCGGCTAAGGCGGCTTGGTCGGCCTTTTGGCCTTCTGAGATTCTTGTTTTTGAAGGCTGAGACGGATCAAACCCAAAGTTCTCAAATAATTCCTTTTCTATTTGAGTCAATCTCTGTTTGTTCAAGTCTCTAGCGGCAGAATATCTTTTTACGAAAGGAACAAATTTACTTTTTTTACCACCAAGTTCACCGATACGAATTTCCTGTCCATGTATCAACTCTTTTAACGACGCCCTTTCTTTTAGAAGTTTTTTTTGCTCTTCCCTGCTTGTTAAACGGCGAGCGTTATCAATACCAAGTCTTTGTTTAATAACTCTTGCGTTTCTTTCTCTTTCCAGTCTCGTTGTTTCTGGGTTGGGTGATAGTTCTGGAGTATTATAAACATCAGAAACAAAAGAAAACGGATTACGATTTGGACCTTCTGACGCCTTTCTGCCAGAAAACCCCAATCCAGAAACTCCAGCAGGAGAGGAGACAAAACCACTCCCGCCTTTGTTTAATCCAGACAAATTCGGCCCGCCGCCTTTTATAAAGGCGTTTTGGGCAACAGCGGCTTTTTGAGCGTCAATTGCCTGATCTTTCAAAGATTGAGCGTTATCAATACCAAGTCTTTCACGCACAACTCTTCCTTGGCGAATTTGTTCTAATTTTTCTGGCGTATAAACACCGCTTACATCAATTCCACCCCCAGATAAAACTCTTTCTGGAATTCCACCAGTTGGAATGCCGCTATAGTTAAATATATTTCCAGCCTTTGCTGGAATATAACCACTCCCGCCTTTGTTTAATCCAGACAAATTCGGCCCGCCGCCTTTTATAAAGGCGTTTTGGGCTTGTGTCATTTGCTGTTGAGCAACAGCGGCTTTTTGAGCGGCAATTGCCTGATCTTTCAAAGATTGAGCGTAATCATTTCCAAGCTTAACTAAAAGTTGGACGGATTTTGCCTGCAAATCCATCCCGCCAACAAAATTCTTCAAAGCGGAATTTATGCCATTAGCAGTGGTTCCCATTCCAACCAATAGATCAATTAAATCTCCAATTGCCAATTCAGCACTCTTTAATTCGGCCCCACCAACGAACTTGCCTTTTTTATTTTGAATTGTAGCTTTTGGCACGGTAAATCCATCGGCGGCCCTGCCACCAGTCATATTCTTGTTAAGAATAGAATATCCGTCTCCAGTTTTTACAAAACTTTCGGAAGAATTGGCTACCATCAAACCCCTTTTTCCGCCGCCGTATGGAAAATTAGGAATAACAAGAATCTTAGAGTCTGGACTTGCGCCACCGACTCCATTTTTAACGTCCTTCATTTCTCCGTTAATAAGTCCAGCCAGATAACCTCCAGCGGCCCTACCTTGTCTTTTGACACCATCTTTAGTAACTCTAAAACCGTCATTATAAACTCTAGCTGTGGCAGATTTTGCAATCTGACTCATGGCCATAGAGGCATTTAATTGACGCTCATAAGCATCGGCCACGCGATGAGCGAGAAGAAGCCTTCCTTGTTCGGTATTATTTATTCCATCGAGAAGACCTTTGTTTTGTGATAAAAGTTGCCCAATTGAGGCTTCAAGTTTTTCTTGTTCTCTGGCACTTTTCGAGAAAAGAAATAAATCATTTACAGCGTCCTTTGCGAATTTAGCAAAATTATAAGCCAGTTTACCTATCGCAACACCAAGAACAGTGAAAACTGGAGCGGAAAAAAGAGCGCCGCCAAGACCTTTTGTTATTCCAGTTACAATTTCTCCGAGAAAGTTGTTGCCAAGAGCAAAATCCTTAATTGAAGTTAGAGTTTCAGTAAACCCACCAAGTAAAGAAGAAAATGGATTTTTTACACCAATTTTCCCGAACGTGTTTAAAAGCTCTTCAATAGCGACATTTGCTTCATTTAATTTGGCGGTCAAGGATTGACCGAATTTTTCATTTTGCTGAGTAGCTTCGACTGAAGCTTTGTTGGATTTCTCAACAAGCTCTGTGTATCGGCTTTGATTATTGCCGATTTCCTCCAAAACATCCATAAATGCTGATAATTGGTTGATCTGGAAGTTGCCCGCCAATTGTCTAAGAATTCCTGTTTTACTCCCCGTGAAAGCGGGATCGTTAACAACCTTAGAAAGGTCTTGTAAAAGTTGGATTGTCGGGCGAATTTTACCTTCAAAGGTAGTATCGACCCCAAGGCTTTCAAAAAGCTGCAAGTTTTCTAATCGCTGGGAACGCTCCAAAATAGTCTTAAGGGAGTTACCAATAACCGAGCCACCACGGGCGGTTGCTTCCTGCAAAACGGCGATAGACGCAACAACTTCGTCAATATTTTGACCAACAATTTGAGCGATAGAACCGACACGTTGAATACCTTGAGCCAAGTCGGCCATTGAGGCTGCCGAAGCGTTATCTACAGCAACAAGCTTTTGAAGAATTTCGTTAGTTCCCGACACCTGCCCTTTGAAAGTATTGTATGCGGCAGTCAACGTTTCAACAGATGCAACAGCATCAAGTCCAGAAAGACGTGTTAGAATGAGGGCATCTCTTGTTCTTTCCAAGGTGTCCTGAACCTCTAAACCTTGACGAGAAAATTCAAGGGCCGCTTCTCCAACAGTTTTGAAAGACTGTCCAGTATCTTTAGCGATTTGAAAAAGCCTGTTGCCCAATTGGTCGATGGAGATTCCAGCTTTTCTCAAAGAATCTTCGCTTACAGATGAGATTTTAATTAGGGCATTTTCAACTTCTGCCGTGGTCTTAATTAACGCCAAAAATGAACTGCGCATTCCTTCAATTACGGCAACACTTGTTCCGAACGCTAAAACACGGGCATTAGCAGCCTCCATCGACTTTTCGAACTCGCTGGCGCTATGAGAAATAACACCAAGAGCTTTCTGTGCTTTATTTAAGGATGAAACATCAATCTTGGCGTTTAAGACAACGTTCCTGTTTCTTGTTAAATTATCAAGAGATTTCGCCGCCCGCGAGGCGTCTAGAGTGGCTAGTACTGTGACTGGAAGAGAAGTCATCTTGGCTGTAAATCTTTAGAGGAATTACACCTCTAATGATTCAACAGCTTGGCAAAATCGTCTGTTCCCATTTTACCGCCTTTTTTCTTTAATTCAGCGGCTAAATCAATCTTTTTGGCAGTTGGATCGTAACTCTCTAAATCTTCTTTGCTCGCGCCGACCATTCCAACCATTTGGTGCGATTTTTTACTTTTTTGTTCTTTTTCTTGACGTTTTCTTTGAGTTTCGACAAAATCAAGAAGGTCTTTGGGCGATTTTTTAATACTTTCGGGAATGTTTTCTACGTTTTGAAAGATATTTAAGAACATTTTGCCGTAAGCCAAGATTTTTAACTGATTAATGCTCAAAGAAACAATTGACCGCGAAAAGAAATTCGGATTCTCTATTCGGCCCAAGTAAAGAGTAAAATGGTCACTTAAGACAGCTTCTTGAACAGCGTCATCATTTATTCTTTGTGAAACCTCTCCATATTGTGAGACAAGATTACTTAGATCGGCGCTTTCTAAAAGATTAAAATCTTCTTCGGAAAAATATAGTTTTGACAATTCTCTGTCAGAATAGATGATATTGCGGATAAATTCTTCGTTCGCCCGAATGTTGGCAAAATCTTCGGCGGTTTTGCCGACCAATTGATTTCGGCGAAAAAGAAGTTTGTTTAATTCGGCGGTTTCGGTGTCGATAGTGTCTTGAATGGCTTTTTTCTGACTTTTAAGCTCAAGTTGCTTCTTAGTTTGAAGCATGTTGTCAATGTAGCTCTTTTTGGACTCTATTTCTAAATCGTCTTTTTCCAGCCATTCGCCGCTGGCTTTTAATTCATCAAGTTTTTCTTTCTCGGTCGGGACGCAAGCTTCAATTGCTCTTTGTTTTTGTTTTTCAAAACAAGAATTCAACATCCGTTGATCGCGAATGTTGATATGACGCAAAAACAGCGTTTCGTCTCTGAAACTTATTTCAGAATAACCATCGAAAATCTCGCAAATTAAATCGGCGGAATTCACTCATTTTTGGCCGCTTTTTCAGCTTCCTCAATAATTTTTTTGAATTCTTCGGGGTCTTTTGTGCGGCGATAGAAATAAACAGCAGCAGCGGTTCCAATTTTGGGCGCAATTTGCTTGTGAAGTTCGCTCATTTCGTCTTCTAGAGCGTAGTAGGAATCGAGTTTATCGTCATACTTTTCGCCCGCGAAATAAGGTTCTGGTTCGTCTTCTTCGTCCTTTTGGATATAGAAAAAGTTGAGAGCATACCAGCGCAAAAGCTCATTTTGAGCCTTATCGTCGGCAGATTGGCTCATCAAAGAGTCTTGATAAGTTTGGAGGTCGATGATTTTCTTTTGAGTCGCGGCGAATTCTTTTTCTAGGTTTTCGGCCTTTTCTTTTTGTTTCGGCGTTTGCTTTTTGGTCGCTTTTAAGAGGGCGATTTCCTTTTCAAGTTCAAGATAATGAAGGACAGTTTCGCCATATTCTTTAGCCGTTGCTTCTGACACGAAGCCGCCAGTATCTTTATACTTGTTAGCCATCATGGCGCGAGTAAGAATGCCCGCTTTCATGAATTCGTGCATTTTTTGAGAATAGAAAAGCTCACCGTTTTCCTCGTCGCGTCGACCTGGCTTTTTGAAGAGGATTTTTACAGGTTTTTCAATTGTTTCTTTCTCAAGGACTTTGACTTCTTGGCCGTCAATAGTTTTGGTCTTTTGGACCTCCTTTTCGAGCTTTTCAGAAACGGTGAATTCGTATAGTGGAGTGAATTTCATGTGATTTTATATTAACATTAAAGACAGAAAGAAATGGAAAAATTCCCCAACTCTTCCTCAGAGTCGCGCAAAACGTCGTTGCCCTTGTCTAGGACTTTTTTTCGAAGGCGTTTGAATTTTTCCTCAGATAATGGGTTTCCTAAAATGAGTGCGGTCTTATACTCATCAGGGAGTTTTTCAAAAAGATTACCATAAAATTCATTATAATTGCCACGAACTTCTTCTAGAATTTCTAGAAATTCCTTAAACAATGCCGTAATTAAACGACACTGCCTTTTAGAGAGGCTGTCCTTTGCTTGCATGGTAATCCTTGTTCCTTGTCGAGTGTTACACTTTTTGCGGTGTAATTTCTTTCATGGCTTCATTTTTGTCAGATTCCCTAAAAACCGTTGTGAAAAATGCTTATTCCAGCTTTCATGACTCTTTTGTGCGCCAGATTACCGCTTTTAAAATTGGTCAAAAAATTGCCCTATCGTCCAGCCCAACTTACAACGCTTTCTACAAGCAAAATACTCTCGCCAATAACCTCACAGAGCAATCTGAAACTTTTAACGCCCGAATACGCTACATCAAAATGGAAGAAGAATACTTTACGGAGAGTGATGGCAGTTCAGTATCTTCAAATACGGCCAGAATCATTCTTCCCGCTGGCTCTGTTGAGCTAAAAGTTGATTCAACTGGCTACGACTACATCAAAGACGCTAAAAGAATAGAATTCGACAACAAAAGATTCTCCATAAAACACAACCCGCGCCCGATTGGGTTTTTTGACGCGGTGACAGATTATTGGGAGTTTATATTGATTCCGACTGACGAATAATGGCCAAACTCTCCATTTCTAAAATTTCCGACTTTATAAAGCGGCGAATTGTCGAAAGCAAACCAGTCACTTTCGCCATTAGAAAAGCCATAGAAATTCGCCTCCGCCCGCTTTTTAATCAAATTCGTCAAGAAATGCTGGACGAATTTACCAACCATCCCGTTACTCAAGAAATTGATATGGGGCCAAAATTGGGGTGGAATTCTCCGTTTTTGGGCGGGTATGGTGATTTGTATTCATTTATTGGCTTCAATAAAGACGACAACCCAACAGAACCAATTAAAAAGCTAATAAAGGGACTGAGGTTTTTCACGGTGTTTTCTAAAGGGTTAGACCATAAATTTGAAGTAAGATTTTTCCCAGCTATGGAAGATGTGGAACAAGTCACTCCCATGCCTTGGGCAAATGGACGCTCTTGGGCAAAAGGTATTGAATCGGGCATTTCTGGTTTGGGCCAATACTTGAATATAGAAACAAAATATGACCCGCCACATTATCGCTCTACCGCTGGTATCCAGACAAAAAGCAAGGTTCGCGGCGGGCAATTTCGCCCGACCAAATACATATCAGACATTCTTAATCGTTATCGTGCCAAGTTTTTGGCCATATCAAATCTCTCTGTTAAAAACATCAACTCATGATTCCTCAATATATTCACAATCTTTCATCGTCTTTCGCTCTTTGGGTTGATCACACTCTCCTTAAAAGAGGGTTAGCCTATACAAATAAAACGGGCGTATTAGTTAATTATACCGATCCCCAAATCCCCAATGAGTGGAAAACATGGGGTTCACCAGACAAACAGTGGGTAACAGATTCTTCAATTACTGGAGCCACTATTCCTAGCGGTTTTTACGTTAACAGTAATTTTTCAGGCCGCGCAAGTTCTTTTATTCTCGATTTTGAGAATGGTCGAATTCTAACCAATGGAATCTCTTCGTCTGCAATAATTACTGGCTCCTATTCCGCCAAAGAATTCAACGTTTACGCCACTAATCAAGATGAAGAAGGTTTGATTATTGAAAAAATCCAAGAATCCACCGACCAAAAAGTAGGAACAAGCATAAATACCAGATATTTGCCGCCCTACGAGCAAAAAGTTCCCGCTTTGTTTATCAACGTCCAAACTCAAGAAAACAAGCCATTCTCTTTTGGAGGAATGGACAAAACAATCAATAAGATAAACATGGTAGCAATAACTCAAACTCCCTATCAACTAGATGGGGTTTTGGGGCTTTTCGCAGACACGGCGGATGAGATTTTTAAAGAAATTCCTTTTGAATCGGTCCCATATACAGAACAGGGGGATTTAAAATCTGCCCCATATAATTACGAAATTTTGGCGGCAAATAGTTCAGAATACTACTCTATTGACGAAGTTCGTTCTTCTAAAGCAACAGATGACTTGCGCCGAAGCCTTAAAACTCAACTTTACATTGGATTCATAGATTTCGAGGTGTCCAAACCTCGTTATCCTAGACAAAATTAAAGAAACCGCTAAAAAAGAGTGTAACACAGTTTAACTTTCATAATTTATGGCCCGCAATCGCATCATCTACGGTTCCGAAGCAGTTATTGCTTCCCAATTTGCAACTTCCACTGGAACAGGCGCTCACGCCCAGCTTCGCCGCGTTCAAAGTTTCGGCCATACCGAAGAAGTAGCAAGTGAAAATATCCAGCAATTTGGAAATACCGCCCGAATCGGAACAATCGTTCTCTCCTCTCCAACTGTTACAGAAGATGTGACTTATCTTCTTGGCGACGGCTACAACGAAAACGTTCTTGGGTTCTATGTGCAGTCTGCCACTGCTCGCACTGCCGAAGCTGGTTTCGCATCTGGCCATATGGTTACTTCTAGCGGTATTAATATTTACGAACTAATTACCCCAGAAGGCACTGACGCTAACACTCTTTCTGGTCCCGCTTCCCTTTCTGGCTATGCGGTTAATGGTTTTGGAAATTCTTTCCTTTCTAACTGGAGTCTAAATGCGGCTGTTGGTGGATTCCCAACTGTTACAGTTTCCCTTGAAAGCCTTAACGCAAATCACGAAACTTACGTTTGCAATGGTGCAATTACTGGCGTAAATACTCCCGCTATTGATGCAACCGCTGGTACAGCCCTAACTCAAAATACTGGAGTTCGCCTTCCTATTCCTGTTGTTGGCACTGGTGCTGGTATTCCTTTGGCTCTTCGCCCTGGAGATATTACTCTAAATTTTGGCTCTCTTACTGGCACTGGAGCGACTACCCTTTCTCCTTTCTACAAGCTTGACGGCGCAGATGGTCTTCATATTCAAAGCGTTGATATTGCTGTGCCGCTTTCTAGAACTCCAATTGAGAGACTTGGTAGCCGTTTCGCTTATGCTCGCACGCTTGACCTCCCAATTGATGTGACAATGAGCGTTTCGGCTATTGTTAACGAGCAGGTAAAACGCAATCTTGCTTCGGCTCTTGATGACACTACTGAGCATACCGTTACCACAACTATTAACCAACCAGACGGTACGCCTGCTTGCAAGTTTACTCTTAAAGGCGCTCGGTTTAATTCTCAAGCCTCGTCTCTTGATATTGGCGGTAATAAGACTGTTGATCTTAAATTTACAGCCCAAATCGGCTCTATCAATGATACCGCTCGCGGATTGTTTATGAGCGGCGCTTATGACGGTTCGGTTTTTCAGTAAGNNCCAAGATAGTCCTGCATGGTTACTTGGCAATGGATTTTGGGATGATTCTGGAACATGGATTGACACCGAAATATGGAATGATTAATTATGGCTATAGGCTCTATTAACAATGGTGAAAGCGGTTCATCTTGCCGCTCCAAGATCAATCAAGGACTTTCTCTTTTTGATGGTTTAGTTGGAGTTATTGTTGCTTTTGGAGGTTCGACAGCGCCATCTAAATGGACTCTTTGCGATGGCTCTGCTATAAGTCGCACTGTCTATTCAGAACTATTTAGTATAATTGGAACTACATATGGAACTGGCGATGGAACCACTACCTTTAATGTTCCTGATTTAAGAGGCAGAATTCCAGTTGGAAAATCAAATAGCAGCGTTTTCCAGTCTTTAGGAGGTAACGTTGGAGAAGAAACTCACACTCTAACTGAGGATGAACTTCCAGTAAACAATGGTCATGCACATGGGCTTAATTTTGGAAATTATACCGTTTCTGTGGGGGGGGGTGGAGATTATCTTGTGCAAGATGCAAGTGGAGGACCATTTACACTCGTTGGAGGAGGGTTTGGCGGAGGCAATTCGCACAATAATATTCAACCGTCTCTTGTAGTTAATTACATCATCTACTCTGGAGTTTAAAGGGCGCATTAGCCTAAAAACTAGCGCC